GGTCTAAAAAAATTATGCTCTAGATCGTCTTCTGTTTCTAAAATATTAACAGCTAATGTTCTTCTTAAGAAGCCCTCCCTTCGTTGAACACCGAACGCGGGTAAAAAGCCACCTAGGTTTATATCAGCTCCTGGTTCTAAAAACTCTGTTGTTTCACCAGGTATTTGCACTTCACGCGCCACCATTGTATTACCATTAGCTACAAATTCTTCTGGTGTGTTTCTGACTCTCCATCTCTCTCCAGCTTTTTCGAGTGCAGCATCAACACTACCTCTTACGGTATTAGCAGATGAAAACTCTATCTTCCATAGAGTTGGAAGAGAGAGATAAAAACGTGAAGGTCCTTGAACACTAAACCTACTAAGAAAATCGTATGCTTCACCTGCCATTTATATTATTTAATCACAGAAATAGATTAAACATATACTTAAGAAAAGTCTCTGTAGAAGTGATAAGCGAATGTAGTAGAGAAGTTTAATACGTCACCTGTACCATCAGCAATTGAATATTCGATATCACTAATTTCTCTAATCGATGCTCCAACTAGTTCAATATTACGCACATCATTTAAGTCCTTATCTATTTGAACTAAGTTAATTACAGATTCTTCACCAGGCATACCATATTCACCTAAAGATGTCTCATTATTCCAAACTGCTCTAGAGGCAGCTTCGAGCTTTGTTCTCAACTCGCAATTTTCATCATGATAAAACTCAATTGAATAACCAGCGGCAGTTGGGTATGTTGCCCTTCCTGGTACTTGGAACTCTTGACCGTAATACTGTACAGTAACGTTATCAATGTTTCTACCAGGTAGAGATGCAGTCCTAGCATAAACTAGATCTTGTTCACCGTCAAATCTAACACCTCCAATTAAGTCTATTTGTCTTACTCGAAATAGAAAATCTCGAGAAAATTGCTTCGCTGCAGCTCTAGTAAAGAAGTTCTGAATAGTTGTTGCCATAATATTATTTAATTGTTTGTTTCATTAACCACCGATTAATTCTTCAAAATTAGCATCTGTTCTAGTAGCGTAGAAGTTCACTAAGATAAACTCTGCTGTTCTCGTCGGCTTAATGTAAATATCAACTACTAGCTCATTAGCATCTATAACTGCTGGTGTATTGTTTCTCTCGTCACATACAATCAAGTAGTCATATAAACCTTCGTTATTCTTAGCCCTTTCAAAGATTGGGGTAAGAGTATTAACAAGTCTTGTTCTAGTAAACTCTGTATTTTGCTCAAATACGAAGAACCTAGAAGCTTTCTTAGTAGGTCTTTCTAATGCTAAGAACAGCCTTCTAACGTTAATTCTATCGAATGCACTCGATTTCTTTGAAAGTGTCTTCTGACCGAATATTACTAACCCCTGTGTTGGGAATTGAGCAACCGGGTTAATGTTAGCCTTATAAAGCTCATCTCTCTGCTTCTGATTTGGATTAATCGCAATATCATTTGCAAATGTTACAAGCCCTCTAGTAAAGCCAGCCGGTGCAAACCATGGGAAGGTTGCGGCATCAGTTCTTGCCATTGTTGCTCCAGCAAAGCCAGAGAATGGAACCCAGACTTGACGTCCTGAGTAGCTATCATAAACTAATGCCCAGTTACCATAAGTTGCAGCATAAGATGTATTCTCATTTGCAAATTGATGTCTTATTGGCCAGTAAATATCAGTTTGGAAATTCTTATTCTTATCATCTAAAACTTTACCACCAGATCCTTGTATAAAGATCTGACGTAATGGGTCAGCAACGAATATACAATCACCTCTGCTTCCACCTAAGTATGGCGGTGTAACAAACTGCTCAAACTTATTAAAGATAGTTGAGTAATTATTTCTGAGAGTTAAAGCAGTTCCAGTTGGATCGCCTGATGTTCTTAATCCGTTAACAGCTGTTGTAATAGCTGAAGTAGACGCATATTCGTCATAATATGTCGTATCAGCTGCGCTAGCTATTGAATATATTGTTCCTAAGCCACCCTCAACAACAACGTCGATGTCATAGATTTCATCATTTCTAATTCCATCCAATGCTCTTTCTAACTTGTTAGGAATATCACCCAGCTCTTTACCAGTAGCAGTCTGGTCAGTATATGCACCGAGCGGATATAAGTGCTCTGCTTTACCTAACGCTGTATCTAAGCTAGTATATAAACCAGCGGCGATTCCTGTTTTCTGCACACCGGCGGCTGTGGTGTTTGTAGCTAATTCAGTAGTCAACACCCTCACTCTCTTGTTTACATCACCATTAGCATCAAGAGCATTTGTCCCTCTAAGCCTATTAGAAACATAGTCATTAACTTTTATAACGACATTTCGTGAGGCTTCATCACGGCTTTCTAAGAAGAACGGAAGATCTTGTCCACCGGCCGGATTCAGCTGTGTTCTATAATAGTTAATAGAGCCTGCTATTCCATCCTCTAAAACATAATCTAGCTTGAATGCTTCATCAGCGTAAATTGATTTACGTAATTTAAATACACCTAAGCTTAATACGTCATCATCATCTCTACCATCAATTTCAAAGTCTGTAAGATTTTCCATGACTTCAGATACTGAGTTAGAAGGCCCAGTTAGGTAATTAGATGTTAAGTTAAACACTAACGTACCTTGTGGTATAGTAGTAAACGTTGTAGTAGCTCCAGCTGATGCTGTAACTGTTTTTGTTGTTAAAATATTGTTAAAGTTACTACCTGGAGTTGTGTTTGTGTTATCAGCTAGTCCAGTGTAATAACCTTCAAACTGGTTATTGATAGTTGAAGTCGACTTGTTTAATATCACCGCTCCAGCTCCACCTGCATCAGCAATAGTAGAGAAAGAATCTTTAGCGCCTGCTGTTGCAGACCATGTATAGGCTGTATCTTCTAAAGCGCTGAGATATTGTGCTTCAGTAAGTTCTAAGTGTGTTGGTTGACCTAACACATATACTGCTGAAGCAGTATCTAAGTTAGTTGAAATCTGTTGGTTTGAATATGCCGATATACTAAATGTATCACTAGTATCAGTCCATGGCTCAACTACTGAATCTGAAATAGTACCGTTTGTCTGTGTTGCAACTAAGCCGGTCAGTGCAATATTCAAAGTAAGACCTGTACCGGTCATTGGTGACTTCGGAGCGGTGAAGGTAAACCCAGAGGATGTCTCATCAGCTTGTTTGATAGCACCGGATACAGCACATAAGAGGGTTTGTACTGTGTTACCACCGAGAGCTCCGGTAGACACCTCTATGACGTTAGTAGTACCACCGCGGTTAACACTCGTAGAAGATCCACTGTAGAACTGTGTACCCTTATGAATCCAGCTAGCACCATTCGCACTTACACCGAAGACAGCGGAGCTTAATACACCTCTACTTGATTGAATTCCAATTTCAACACCAGAAAGAGCATTTACAGCATCAGTTGGAACCGCGGTTCTAGCCGTTGATCCAATAAAATTAAAATTAAGGTTATAGGCACTTAATGTTCCGAGTTCAGCATCACCAGTTACATTACGTACTGGGTAAACTAATGCTGAGTATTTTGAACCAAATCCATCACCTGTACCGTGTCCGTATGGCAATCTGGAAGCATAAACGTTAGCCGGTGAATTTAATAATTCATTTAAAGTATAGTAAAAATACCGTTCGGGGGAGTTAGTAGGAGGTCCAAATACTTGATTTAGTTCTTGTTTAGTTGTAATTCTAAGAACTTCATCGAGGGGGCCTTGTTGCGCGAAACCTGTAACATATACATTTGTTCCAACATTTAACGGGGCCGTGAGGGAAAGATCTGATTCTCTAATTTCTACTCCTGGAGAGTTAATCGTACGCTGTGCCATAAAATTATTTATCCAATTTACGACAAATATATTCAAAAATCTATAACTTCAGTATGTAATTGTGAGTACACAAAGGTAAACCCAGAGGATATCTCATCAGCGTTTTGATAATTGTAGTCTATAGTATCTATAGTAGTGGGAAACGCCTTTGTGTAGGTAAATTTAATCCGACTATTGTTAAATTCATCCTTACCGAAGATGGTTAAATTAGTTTGATAATCCTTAAAGTTCTCGCTAGAATCATTAGAGTTTATTTCGCGCGCATTGTACTTACCTTCGTATTGATCGTGAAGTAAGTTAAGCCACTGATAAATTACCCAATAGTTTTTATATTCGTTATCAACATTAAATTTAACACTAACTGGTGGATATGAATTTTTACTATGAGATGATACATAAAGGGTGTTTCCTGCGTATCTGTTCTCTACTGCTGGTACAGTTATTTCTGGAACCGCAGCACCAAAAATAGAAAACTGAACTGAGTCACTAATAATAGAAGTATTACTCTGCTTAAACTTAGTATTAAACTCTCTTAGTATAGGCGGTATGTCAAAAACAAGTAAGAACTTATCAGCTCTCGACTTATTGAGCACAGACTGCTGCATAGTGTTGTACGCCATATAATATATTTATTAGTGTCGCTCATAATCTACCGGCTCACCAGTCCAATTCTCCGGAGGCTTTTCACCGATTAATTGATAACCAAAAGATTCTAACTCATCTATATCTGTTTGCACCTCTTCCTGACCCATACCCCAAACCAAAGCTGTCATTTCATGGGTATTATGACCAACTATTTCATTGTCTAGATATATAGATGTTGGATCTTCAAAATATTGTACACCAAAATCCATAGGTTCAATAACAGAAGGCTTGCCCATATCATCAACTTCTACTATTTCGAAGAATCGTTCTGTTATTTCTTTCTCTAATATAAAGAGGCCATATAGCATAGCCATTACTCTATCATCATGAAACCCAGCTCTTGCTTTCCATGTACCGTTTGGATATCTTACAAAGTTTCTCAACTCTGTGACAGTGTCTTCTTCATTAATGTTAACTACTCTAACCTCATTCATAAAGTAGCGCATGTTTAACACACCCTTGTACTTTGTGTTAGTATGAGCTATCATACCTCTCATTACATTTCGACGATGTGCATTAGCGTTTCCGTATGATACTATTTTTTCGTACCCTAAATCTACTGCTAATCTATCTACTACCTGTGCACCACAATTGTTTCTCTCTATGAGAGCTAAGGGAGACCCCCAGTTACGTAAAATTTTATATAATCTATTAGTAAACTCTAGCGGCGGAATTTGATTGTTTCTGTATACAGCTACTTGCTTTATTTCTTTAATGTCTGTTATATCTAAAATCTGAATGACAGATGAATCAACACCAACGCCTTCGGATATATCTACACCAGCAACATATAATTTAGATTCATCAGGTTCTTCCCACAACTTATAATGACCATCATCTAAAATTATTTTAGGTTTAGATACCTTTGACATCATCTCTTCGAATAATTCATCATCAAGAGTTGACTCACCTGAATGAATAAATTCACATTCAAATTCTTGTAACCAAGCATCAGCTGAACCAATAGCTGTTTTGGTAGCTTGGGCCCAAGCTTGATCTCTGCCAGGAATTTCATCCCATTTTATCTTATCATAAGCCCAGCTGTTTGTTCCTTCAATAGCGCCGTGATATAATTTATAAAATAGATTGTCTGTACCATTAGCTGTTGAACATACAAATACTTTAGATTTCTTAGAAGAGGTAATAATAGGAAAGACTGACTTCCAAAACTCTTCTACTAAGTGTGGCTCAATAAAAGCCATCTCATCAATAACAAGACAGTTAACAGATTGACCACGAGCAGCTGTACCTGTAGTAGTTGTAATACCTATTCGACTTCCATTTTCTAATGTCATAGAAGTTTTAGCATACTCTTTAACTGGTGGCTTTAACCAGTTCGGAAGTTCTTCGTACGCCATTCGAACTCTCTGAAAGATTTCAATAGCAGTTGCTTCTTTGTTTGCTACTAGAAGTATACGTTGATCATTATTAAAACACGCTTGCCATAATATGTATATGGTCATCATAGTTGATTTACCAATCTGTCTAGAAGCTAATAAGCAAAAGAATCGATTATCTCTCATCTTTCTTAAGGCTCTTTTCTGTGGTTTATATAACTTTATTTTTTCTTTACCTCTGTCTAGGTTAACAATATGAAAGAAATTTTCAGCAAAATGTAGTATATTACTACTCGCCTTTTTTAACTGTTTTACTTGTTCTTTGGTATATTCACCCTTCCAGTTAACATTGGGTAAATTTTTATTACCCATATAGAACATATTATCTTGTCTGGCCACAGAAATATTTAATGCTTAGCATAAATAATTACATGTCAAAAAAGAAAGACTGGATATCATTAGGTGAAGCATATGGAGATGTCTTCAAAAAAGTAGTTGTTAATGAGGACGTCCCTG